GGAACACAAGGGCAAGCATCAAGCCAGACGCGAGGTGGGTTGTATGACTGACAATGTTGTGGAGTTTCCCAAGCGCGAAGGCATGAGCATCGTTGTTGAGTTAGATGCAGAGCAAGAGAATATTGAAACGTGCTTGACCTCAATAATATGTCATATCAATGGGTTACACGTTTCTGCGGACATGACTTGGATTGAGTTAATGCACGCCAGCTTATTAGCTGCGGCAAACTGCGGGATGCAGGCAGGCCTAACGGCTGGCGAGTATGAGGAAATTTTAGACTCAATCGAGATTTTGAAAGATGAGTAAGAAAAAAGACCCCCGCCTGACGAGGTTAGGGCTTGACCGATATAACCAGCCCAAAAGAACGCCAAGTCATCCGACCAAAAGCCATGTGGTCGTGGCGAAACAGGGAGAAAAGGTTAAAACGATCCGTTTTGGGCAACAAGGCGCGAAAACGGCTGGGAAGCCCAAAAAGGGCGAAAGTAAGGCGACAACCATGAAGCGCAAGAGCTTCAAGGCAAGGCACGCCAAAAACATTGCGAAAGGCAAAATGTCTGCTGCCTATTGGGCAGACAAGGTGAAATGGTAATGGCAAAAGGCGTCCCACATTATTTCAGAGATGGCACTCGTCACAAAGGCGGAATGCACAAGATGCCGGATGGCTCTTTACATTCTGGCGCAAGACATACGTCATCTTCAAAAAAGCTGTTTCATTTCAGAGAGTTGTCTGAAACAGCTAAGAAAAAAGCAAAAAAACAAAAAGGTTAAATGGTGATTTTTATGCAATTTTGTGACTCATGCCCATATCCGGCGAAGTGTGAAGCACGCGCCAAATGTATTGCAGGCAAGCCTGTTGCGGCTCCTGCGCCTGTTGTTGAAGAGAAGCCAAAGGCTTCAAAGAAAAAGGGGCTGAAATAATGGCTATGTACGGCAGCAAAAAAACCATCAAAAAAGCTATGAATAAGGGCAAGAAAAAAGGCGGAAACGTCAAAAAAGGCAAGTATTGCTCATAAATGTATTACGTCCGTGTTTTACGCCCAAAAAGAAACGCACCCCCGCAGTTCTCCCTCTGCGAGGGGTGTGTGACCCCAAAACGATGCAAAGGCAAGGAGGCTTGTGATGCCCCGCCGCTTCCCGAAAGTGCCGAAGGACAAGAAAACAGGCCTGCCAAAAAAGTATCTAGCAGGGTCAAAAAACAAGTCAAAAAAAGCAGCAGAACTCAAGCGAACCGCAGCCGCATACAAGCGGGGTGAGTCCATTGATGTCGCTGCTATAAGCAAGTCGAGAGCCGCTCAGAATGCCAAAAGCAAAGCCACTAAGCGAAAAAACAAAGGCCGCTCTAAGAAAAAAGGCTGAAGGCTCAAAGTTTACCTATGGCGAGTTAGCTTCTGTGTATCGCAGAGGGCAAGGCGCTTATCTTGGTGGCGGCTCACGCAATGTGCCAATGGCGGCGTGGGCTATGGGCAGAGTTAACTCATATATGCGCGGCGACAAGGCGCGGACGGCTGACAAAGATATTTATAAAAAGGCTCGCGCCAGAGGCAAAAGCAAATGATGGATGATGAACAGCTAGGCTCAGTGATTTCGCGAGAGATCACAGAAAGCCTCAATCATTTCGACACCGAATACACGCAAGACCGCATCGATGCGCTTGATTATTATTTGGGTCGGCCTCTAGGCAATGAGGTTGAAGGCCGCTCGTCTGTGATTTCGACAGAGGTTGCGGATGTTGTTGAGCAGATTATGCCTTCAATGATGCGCATCTTTACAGGCACCGACAAGGTTGTGCGGTTTGCCCCGCGCACTGAAGAGGATGTTGAAAAGGCTGAACAGGCCACCGATTATGTAAACTTTGTACTGCAAAATGATAACGATTATTACCGCATACTATACAACTTCATCAAAGACTCCCTGCTGTTTAAAATCGGGGTTATCAAAGTGTGCTGGGACGAGACCGATGAGGTGCAGCAGGAGACCTACGAAGGGCTGGAAGAAAGTGAACTGGCTCTTTTACTGGCAAACCCTGACGTTGAAGTTGTTGAGCAAAACGAAAACATTGTGGTCGCGGGGGACGAAGAGCTAGGGATCGAACAGGTCATTAGCTATGACATCACTTTGCGCACAAAAACAAAGTCAGGCCGTGTTCGGGTCGAGAATGTGCCGCCTGAAGAGTTCTTGGTGAGCCGCAGAGCGAAATCTCTTCAAGATGCGCGATTTGTCTGCCACAGAACAACTATGACAGTTAGCCAGCTTGTGAGCATGGGCTATGACCAAGACGAGGTTGAGGCATATGCTGGCGTTGGTGAGTTGGATGTTGAGCATGAGCGCCGCAAGCGGTTTGAAGATTTAGATGCGCAGCAGGACTATGATTATGCAGACCCATCACAGCGCGAAGTGCCTGTTTATGAGAGCATCATCAAAGTTGATTATGATGAGGACGGCGTTGCTGAACATCGCCGCGTCTTGAGCATTGGTGACTCCGGCGAATATGTGCTGGAAAACGATATTATTGATTATATCCCATTTGCGGTGGTGTCACCGATATTGATGCCGCATCGTTTGATCGGGCGGTCAATATTTGATCTCACAAAAGACTTGCAGGTCATCAAGTCCACATTGCTTCGCCAATATCTCGACAGCACATATCTGAGCGTTATGCCTCGCATTGTTGCGGTCGAAGGTCAGGTCAATTTGGATGATCTGCTAGATGGGACTGCTGGGGGCATCATCAGGGCTAGAAATCCTGGCGCGGTGCAGCCATTGAACACTGGCGGCATTGGCGCTGAAATACAGCCTTTGATGCGATATCTTGACGAAATCAAGGAGCAAAGAACAGGCCAGTCGAAAGCATCGATGGGCTTGGATGCAAACGCTCTGCAATCAACAACTGCTGCGGCTGTTGCCGCGACAGTGAAGGGCGCAGGTCAAAAGCTGGAGTCATACGCGAGGACAATTGCTGAGACTGGCATGAAGGACGTTTATAAACTTGTCCTGAAGATTGTTTCCACTTATCAGCAACAGCCTCGCATCATGCGGCTGCGCAACAAGTTTGTGCCGATTGATCCGCGTGAGTTTGAGGGCTTCGACTTGGTGGTCAATGTCGGGCTTGGCACTATGGACGAGCAAGAGAAGATGGCTCGTTTGATGGAGATCATCGTCAAGCAGGAGCAAATCTTGCAGCAGCTAGGCGTGAACAACCCGATTGTTTCAGTGGAACAATACACAAACACTCTGCGCCAATATGTCGAGCTTGCTGGCATGAAAGATGCCAGCCGCTATTTCAAAGACCCGATGCAGGCGCAAATGGAACAGCAGCAGATGGCATCTCAGCAACAGCAACAGCCATCGCCAGAAATGATGAAACTCCAGCAAGACTTTGAGTTGAAAAAAGCCAAGCTGGATGCAGAGATCGCTTTGGAGCGTGAAAAGATGATGTTGGAGCTTGATCTCCGCCGGCAAGAGTTACAAGCGGAAAGCCAACTCCGCGCAGCCAAAGCAATCACTGACGCAGAGATATCGACCAACCTGCCACGAGCATGAGCCAGTTTGGAGATGCTTGCCTGCTATTGGCAACAACAGGAACTTATACGCATTGGAAACTGTCAAAGATCATGGCCTGCATTGGCTATCCGATCACGCTGAACCAATGCTTGATTTACTATGATGGCAAGATGCCAATCGGGCTGATCACGTTTGCATATGTGAGCGATTGGGCGCTTGACGAGCTTATGAGCGGCAAGCGGACGATTGAGAAGCAAGACTGGCAAAGTGGGGACAATTTGTTTGTCCCCGACTTGATAGCACCGCATGGCAACGTGCGGCAAATGACGAAGCATTTTCACAAATTTGTGAAGGGCAGACACGGAGAGGGATTTCGGTGCAACTGGTATCGACCCGCTTTGAAGAGGACTGGATATGCGCGCACGCGATCTGATTAACGGCTATGACTACGGCAAACATATGCGCCAGCAAATGTATTGCTTCGGTTCGGACGATGGTGGTGACTCTGACGGCCTGTCTGATGAGGACATGGATCAAGATTTGCAGCAGGATATTGCTGCGGCTGCAGCTGAAAATCAGGGTGTTGATATCGGTGGTTATGATTTTGACGATAACTTCGACAGATCAGATGCTGATATAGCCACAGCCGTTCAAGCCACACAAGATGTGATGGATTCTGTTAGCGCGGCTCGTGCGGCTGACCCAATGAATGTCAACGCTGGGGTGCGTGCAGCGCAGGATATTATTGGCGCGAGTCCAACTGTCCAAGCGGCAATCAATAATCTTGGGAGTTACACATCTGTTGGCACGCCATCATCATTCGCAAACAGGTCGCTTGTCAGCGATATAATTAGCCGAAACCAAAGGTTAGGCACCCCAACATATGACATCACTGAAAACTATGTCGGGGCGGTGACAAACCCGACATTTGGCACGCCAGATCAAATAACGGAGACGCAAGATGTCTATGGCATGGACGATGAATATGACGCTGTTTCACCTGAAGATGTCGAAGCATATGCAGACCAAATGGGTTACGACCTCAGTGATGCGTCAACAGGTTATCGTGATGCAAGGACGTATGGCGGCATCACAGCAGAACAATTAGCGGACATTAAGGCTCGTGCGGAAAGACCATTTGGGTTTTCTGCTAGAGGTATTCTTGATAAAATTGAGAAAGGTACGGTCACAGGCTATGCCGTTGATGGTCAAGGCCGTGTGCAGGGGGTCAAATCGATTGATGACAGTGCTTTTGGCAAGGGGTTGTCACAGCTTACCTCTTTTTCGCCTCTTTCCAATGTGCTGGGTTTAGACCCAAACGCTATAGTTGAAACATATACAGGTCGGTCAGAGTTTAATCCTTCAGGACAAGGCTCTCGTGGTTTTGATAACATTGACAGGGACGGCGGTGAGCCTGAAGTGCCGCCTGTTCAAAACCCAATGACAGGGACTGTGAGTTGTCCTAACGGTTATACTTTTGATCCTGATAAAAATGCCTGTGTTGAGAGTGGTGTAACATCTGATCAAGCGGGTGGTGGTCAGCCAGTGACCAACTTCCCTCTTGACCCAGATATGTATGTTCGCATGACGGCGCTTGATCAATCGCCTCGTGGCCTACCATCAGGATTTGATTTTGACGCGGCAAACCGCCGCTTCCAGGAGTCATATGCTTACAGGCCACAATACTACGGTCGCACTCCGATGAATCTAACTGGTTTCACCCGACTAAGATGAACGAGGGAAAACTGAGGCACGACATGGAGCGTGCAGCGAAAGTGGAAGCGCTACTGAGCGATCCGCTTATCACAGAGGCGTTTGAAACTCTGGAGAAAGAATTTGTGACCGCGTGGAAACAGTCAGCCATTGCTGACCAAGCAGCACGCGAGAACATATACCAGCTTTTGCAAGCACTAGAGGCTCTCAAGGGACACTTTGTCAAAGTCCTTGAGGACGGAAAACTCGCAAAGGATAGGCTAAATTTTTAATATATTAGGAGCTAAAGATGGTTCAACCCGAAGCGGAAACCAATAATCTTTCACTTGAAGATGCAGCAGGATTGTTGCTTCAGTCTCGACAAGAGGCAACTGAAGAGCAGCCAGCCGCGCAACCTGAAGAAGCGATTGTCGAAGATCAGGTTTTGCCCTCTGAAGAAGAAGCCGTTGAAGGTGAGGAATTAGAACTCACTGAGGAAGATTATGAAGAGGAAGATCAAGCCAGCGATGAAGCTGACGAGGACGACTACGAGGAGCAAGATGTCTATACCGTCAATGTCGGCGGACAAGAGATCGATGTAACCCTTGAAGAAGCCCTCAAAGGCTACCAGCGCGAGGCTGATTACACGCGAAAGACGCAGCAACTAGCGAGCGAGCGCAAAGAGTTCAAAGCTGAACAGCAAGAATTTGAACAAGTCCGCGCCCAAACCGCTCAACTGCGTGATGCGTATGCACAAACGCTTCAGGACTTGGGAAGCCAACTTGAACAGGGTCTTGGTAAAGAACCTGATTGGGATAGAGCTTATCAAGAGCTTGATGCGAAGGAATACACTAGGCTTGTCCAAGATTGGAACACACGAAAAGAAAACCTGCAAAAAGTGCGGGTTGAACAAAATCGTGTTGCAAAAGAGCGTGCGAGGGAAAACCAAGAGCTAATGCAGCGGCATTTGTCTCAGCAGTCAGAACTCATGCTTGACCGGTTGCCTCAGTGGAAGGATGAAAAAGTCCGCGATACTGAGCGAGCCAGCTTAATCAAACACGCGAAAACATTGGGATACACTGACGAAGAAATATCCCAAGCAGCCGATCACAGGGCTATCGTTGCTCTGTACCATTCTTGGCAACTTTCAAAGCTACAAGCGGCAACGCCTGAAGCTAAGAAAAGAGTCAAGCGTGCGCCAAAAATGGCAAAAGCCGGAGTTCCTCGCAGCAAGAATGAAGTGGCATCAAGGCGCAAAGAAAAACTGCGTCAGCGTCATGCCAAAGAGGGAACAATAGCCTCTGCGGTAGATCTTCTACTAAATCGCTAGAATGTGAGGTAATTATTATGGCGACCCTAACCACAGCAACAAAAATCGGAGAAAGAGAGACCCTCTCCGATGTCATCGCTCGGATTGATAGCGATGAAACACCAATCTATAGCGGTGCGCAAAAGCGTACCAATAACGGCATTTTTGCTGAGTTCCTCGTGCAGGAATTAGCAACTGCTGCAACTGACAACCACCGCAACGAAGGTGCGGACATGACCGACACAGGCGTGACCGCTCTGCAAAGATTTGGCAACTATCACCAGATCTCAACACGCGGGTTCCTGATTTCTGGAACGGTTGAAACTGTTGACAAGGCGGGAGTCGAGTCAGAAGTTGCATATCAAACAGTGTTGGCTGGACTTGATTTGCGTAGAGACATCGAGAAGATGATCGGTGACACAAACGTGGCTCGTGCTTCTGGCACACCACGCAAGTCAGCTTCATTGATCACTTGGATCACCAACGGTGACAAGCCATCAGACATGGCCTTTGCGACAGGGGATGGTAGTGATACTGCCGATTTGACAGGCACCGCTCGTTCATTGACCCTTGCCCAAATTGACGCATCGATGCAGGCAGCATGGTCAGACGGCGGTAACCCTCGTTTGTTAGTTGCAAGTGCGGGAAACAGAGCCAACATCTCTGATCTCAGCCAAGCAGGAACAAACTTGGTAACAAACCAAGTGAACACAACTGCGGCAAAGCCTGTGTCATTCAACGGTGCGGTGTCAATCCTGTTCAACGATTTCGGTCAGTTGGAAGTGATCCCATCTCGATTCATGTCGAATGACAAAGTGTTCTTGATTGATCCAGACCACGTTGCGGTTGGCGCGATCAACGGACGCAACTTTGTTGAGCAAGAAATTGCTGCCACCGGTGACGCTCAGAAACGACAAATTCTGACGGAGTGGACTTTAATGCCAGACGCCCCGCGTGCACACGCAGCCGTGATTGGACTTGACGGCTCATAAGTCTGAGCAAACAAAATCAAGAGGGCGGCTTTCGGGTCGCCCTTTTTATTTAAGGGAGAGTTTATGGAACGTAAAAGAGTTATTTCTTCTGATCCTGCCGCAGGCAAGCAGACCACTATGGAGTTTGACCGCGATGGCAAAGCGACCATCGTGCAGCAGCAGAATGTTGACCACATCATTGAGGCTAACAAAAAGAAGGCAAATGAATGGCAGTATGGGAAGCTGATCGGGAACACCCAACGGCATCATCAGCAAGTCGCTGAGATACCTAATCAGCTTTATATGCAACTGCGAGAGAAGTTTGGTCACCCAGCAGACAACCCGAAAGAGTGGGCGCGTTGGCTAAATGATCCAAACAACAGGTTTTTTAGAACAGGTGGCGGACGCATCTAATGGCAATAATTGATTATTCCACGCTCCAAACAGCTATCGCAAACAGCCTCGCGAGAACAGACCTCACCAACCAGATACCCGACTTTATCACTCTGGCAGAGGCGCGGTTGTCTCGTGAGCTTGAGACTCGTGAGCAAGAAAAGCGTGCTTTGGCGACATTGACTGCTGGTGATGAGTTTACGGCGCTCCCAACTGATATGAGAGAGCTTCGCCAAGTGAAGCTGAACACCAGCCCAAACACTGTGCTTGAATATATGTCTCCTGTGGCTCTGGACAACACCTTCCCAAGCGGCAGCAATGGCCTGCCGTCTGCGTTTTCTGTTGTTGGGCAGGAAATCAAGCTGCGGCCTGTGCCTGACTCAGCTTATGTGATGGAGATCATATATATTGGCAATCTGCCAGCTTTGTCTGCCACTAACACATCAAACACGATGCTCACAAGGCACCCTGATGCGTATTTAACAGGCAGTCTTGTTGAGGCCTATCTGTATCTGATGGATGACCAGAGAGCGCAGTTATACGATCAAAAATTCAGCCGGATTATAGATGAAGTGCGAAAGGACGAAGATCGTTCTAGCTATGGAAGTGGTGCCTTGCAAATTCAGTCCGTTTATCAGCGTCAAGCAAATATCTAGGAGTAAGCCATGTCGGCAATGAGTGATTATTTAGAGCTAAAATACCTCGACCATTTTACAGGTACAGCCAGCACAACTGCGCCATCGGCTGTGTATCTTGGTCTTTCAACTGCATCAATGAATGACGATGACTCTGGCACAGAGTTATCCGGCAACGGTTACGCTCGTCAGGCGATCACATTTGCATCAGCCGCAAGCGGTAGCATCTCATCAAACGCCGCAGTCGAGTTTCCAGCCGCAACAGCTTCATGGGGAACCGTGAGCCATTGGGCGATTTATGACGCAAGCACTGGCGGCAATCAGCTTTTCAATGGGGCTTTTACAACAGGCAAACTGATCGGCAGTGGGGATATTTTAAAGGTAGCAAGCGGCTCTTTGACCATCAACGCCGACTAATAGGGGGTTGTTATGGCTTTGGGTATTCCTGCGCTTGACCAGATAACCACCTCGCTTGATGGCAGTTACCCCAGAGTCGGATGGTCGCTCGACAGCGCATCCGACATGGACAAGGTTGAGTGGCAAAGCCCAACTCTTGAGCAGTTAGATAATTGGGGTGCGAACCTCGACAGTCTGGACACATTCGGCAATTTAGACTCGCTCTCATCACTTGCTGTTAAGCAGGACTCTGCAACAGCCTCGACAACTGCAACAGCAACCGCAGAGATTGTTTTTGCGATTGAGGTTGAGGCAAATGTTTCGACAAGCGCAACGGCGTCTGCTGCTTGTGTGGTCATCAGGCAGGTTGAGGCAAGCGTTTCAACCACCAGCACTGCGACAGCTTCGTTTGTCCCGATACGCATGGTGGAAGCCAGCGTATCTGTAAGCGCTACCGCAACGGCGACACCAACGCCTGTTCGTCAAGTTGAGGCAACGGCAGACACATCAGCGACCGCGCCGGATGTGACAGCAAACTTTGTGTTCTTGGCAGACGCTACGGTTTCGACAGAGGCTACTGCCACAGCTTTGCCAACTGGTGAGTTTGCTTTCGTAGCAACTGCAAGCACAACCGCAACTGCCGCAGTAGAAGCGAAAATTTTGGGCGAAGAATGGACAGACGAGCCTATTGGCAGTGAGACATGGACAATTCAAACGGCTGGTTCAGAGATTTGGGCGGTTCAGTCTAAAGGCAATGAGGTCTGGTTTATACAATGATAAAGTTCGGTGAATGGCTGCCTGACCAGCCCGATATGGAAAACGGTGGGGTTACGGTTGCAACGAATGTTGTGCCTGCTCTAGGGGGCTTTAGAAGCTACCCATCTGCTGTATCATTTTCTAATGCTGCGGATAGCCGTATCAGGGGCGTCATATCTGTGAAGGACGCAAGCTCAAATGTGTCTTTGTTCGCTGGTGATGCTGGGAAGCTCTACAAGTTTAATCAAGGCACAAACGACCTTGATGATGTCAGCAAGTCTGGGACGCCTGCGTATGATTTGACAGGCGCGGAGCGCTGGCGCTTTGTCCAGTTTGGAACCAATGTGATTGCGGCGGGGGGTACAGGTGAGGAGCTTCAGAAATTCAATGTCGGCACTGACTCGTCTTTCTCCGATCTGTCAGGCACGCCACCGAAGGCAGAGTATATCGCAGTCGTCAGAGACCAAGTGTGGACGGCTAACATCGATGAGGGATCAGGCCGTGTCCCAAATAAGGTTAGATGGTCAGGACTCAACGATGAGACGAGTTGGACGATAGGGACAGATCAAGCGGATAGTCAGATTTTGCCTGATGCGGGCGAAATTACAGGACTCGCGGGCGGTGAAAGAGCGGTCATTCTTATGGAGCGTGCCATCGCGGTGGCAACCTATGTTGGCTCTCCTTTGATTTATCAAATTGACCGCGTTGAAACACAAAGGGGCTGTCCTTTCCCTAACAGCATCACGCAGGTTGGCGGGAACGTGTTTTATCTGGCGCGGGACGGCTTTTACAGATTTTCAGGCAACCAGTCTGTCGCTATAGGAGCGGAGAAAGTTGACAAATTCTTTTTCAAAGATTTTAACGAAGCTCAAGTTGAAAAAATGTCGGCTTCTGTTGACCCTGAAACTCAAATTGTGGCGTGGTCATATGTCAGTAACAATGCTGTCGATAACACGCCGGATCGGATACTTATTTACAACTATGCCATTGATCGGTGGTCATTGCTTGAGGTTCCGGCGGAGTTGCTCGCGCCTATGTTCACGCCTGCATACACACTGGAGTCGCTGGATAACCTCTCGTCATCATTAGACACGCTTCCTGCTCCCCTTGACTCAAATCTTTACAAGGGCGGTCAATATTTCTTTGGCGGCAGTGATGGGGACAAGCTGATCTCATTTAATGGCACTGTACTAGCTGGAACGATAGAGACATCTGAGTTTGCGTTATCACAAAATCGGCACACGCTTGTGACTCGTTCTGTTCCATATTTCAAGGGGGGTTCAGTCACGATGCAAGTTGGCTCTCGTGACCGCCAAGACGACACAACTGTTTTCGATACAGCATCGAACCTCACAGACGAGGGCTTTTGCGAACATCGTGTGCAGGGGCGTTTCCACCGCGCCCGAATGAATATCAGCGGTGACTGGTCTTTTGCGCAGGGCGTTGATTTAGAGGGACGACCCATTGGCAGAAGGTAACTTTTTACGGCTCCCTTATGAGGCGAACAATCCGCGTCAAGTGGCGCAGGTCGTTAATAATGTGCTGGATGGCAAGCTGAACAGCACTGGTGAGTTCACCTGCACAGCAAGTGCGGCCTCAACTGATGTCACAGATTATCGGGCTGGCAAGAACAGCGTCATCCTTTTAATGCCAACAACCGCTAACGCTTCAGCAGAGGTGGGAGCAGGCACGATTTATATCAGCGCTCGTAACAAACAGAGTTTTACTGTCACCCATGCAAATAACACGCAAACCGATAGAACCTTCGGATACATCGTTATCGGATAGGTGGCAGCATTGCACTCCGTTTATAGCGGCGGCGCTGGAATATGCACACGGCTCACACAACCTCGTTGATGTGTTCAATGCAGTTATTAAGGGCGATGCTCAGTTTTGGCCTGCTGAAGATGCTGGCCTTGTGACAGAGATAATAGAGTACCCACGCCGCAGGACGCTTCGGTTCTGGCTGGCAGGCGGGTCGCTGGAAACTCTTAAAGAGTTAGAGGCAAATGCGATTGAATGGTCAAAGCAATGGGATTGCGTGGCTTGTGAAATCATAGGACGGCGCGGCTGGGTTCGCGCCTTAGAAGGCTATCAAGAGGCCGCAACAGTAGGAGTCAAAGAATATGAGTAAAGGTGGTGGAGGCGGCGGCGGTCAGCAGACCGTAAACACTCAGGTGGAGCCGCCAAAATATGCGATGCCGTTTTTGAAATTTGGTCTCAATCAGGCGAAAAAACAATATAAGAGCGGGAAGCCATCGTATTACCCTGCAAGCACTGTGATCGGGTTTTCTCCTGAAACAGAGACAGCTTTGGGGATGATGCGAGACCGCGCACTTGATCCAAACAGCATGACAGCGCAAACACAAAACGTGGTCATGCAGAACCTGATGGGAACTAACCCGCTGCAAAGCGCGGCATTTGCTCCTGTTGTCAATGAGGTTCAATCGCAGTTCTCAAAAGCAGGCAGATACGGCTCTGGCGCTAACCAGCAAGCATTGGCAACAGCACTGGCACCAGCCGCATTGCAAGCACAACAGGCCGCTATATCTCAAGCGCCTCAAGTGCAGAACCTTGATTTGGCTCAACTCATGGGCGTTGGCGAAGCTCGTGAAGGTCAGGCTCAAGCTGAACTTCAAGACAACATCAATCGGTTTAATTTTGAGCAGAACATCAACCAGCAGAAGCTGCGCGATTATATGGCTCTCGTTGGCGGCGGCACAGTCGGTCAGAGCACTGTTCAGCCAGTGTTCCGCAATCAAGCATCGTCAGCTTTGGGCGGCGCACTAGGTGGCGCTCAACTTGGCGCAGCGGCAGGGTTTAATCCTATGTTGGGGGCTATCGGCGGTGGCTTGCTGGGACTTTTGTAAGGGGTAAAAAATGAGCTTTGGTGGTGGTAACACAATGGGCGGGTTGCTTGGTAGTGACTTCAACGACCCAGCAGCGCAGCGTAACATGGCTATAGCGGCTGGCCTGCTTGCAGGCGGCGCTCCGTCAGTCGGAGTCCCGACATCTTTGGGTGGCAACTTGGGCAAAAGTCTGATGATGGGCATGGACGCTGGGAACAAAGCGCAGCAACGCCTAGACAGGTTGCAAAGAGCAAACACACAGGTTGTCGGCGGTTCTTTGCTTGATATGTCAGACCCCGCAAATCCAAAGGTCATCTATGAGCAGCCTGAGAAAGTGCAGTCAGGCCTGTTGGGCGGCGGCAAATACACCTACACCAAAGACCGTGATGGCAACATCAAAGTCAAGCGGAGCGATGTGTTTGATGAGATTGTTGCAGCAGAACAAAAAGCAAAGGCTGCCAAGCCTCTCTCATCCGGCGCTCAAAAAGCAGAAGATGAGGACTTTGGCGCGATTGACACCGCAAGCAATATTCTGACAGAGACAGAAAATTTCATGCAGTTAATTGATGACAATAAACTCAGCTTTTCGCCACTTGCGGGTGTTACTGATGATTTGTCGTTGATGCTTGGCGGCGGTGATGAGGACACCTTAAACAGGCAGAGTTTCGATTTGTTCTTGAAAAGATTGCGAGGCGCAACCTTACGGCTCAATAAAGGCACACAAACAGAGGGTGACGCTGAGAGAGCCATGCAGGAAATTGTTAACAATCGCACTAACACAAAAGCAGTCCGCAAAGCTCTGCAAGATCTGCAACGTGCAAATGAGCGTGCTGTCGAGGAAAGAAAACGCAACATCAACCGCCGCCGCAAGGCGCAAGGCGCTGAAGCGTTTAGCTTTGATGATTACACAACCCCAACCACATCATCCGATGTTGGCTTCAAGGAAATTGACTGATGGCGAAGATTGAAATTGACGGCGTTGGTGTTGTTGAGGTCGGTGACGATTTTAAAAAAATGACCAATCGGCAGAAGCAGGATTTTGTCAATAAGATTGCGGCAGAGCGCAAAAGCGTTGATGCAAAGAAAACACGCAAAGAAGATGATGACGGCTATGCAGCCAACCTAGCGAGAACCGCTCTTGGTCAAGGCGCACTGCTTGGCTTTGGCGATGAAGTTGAAGCGGGTCTGCGGACAGGCTTTGGCTTGCTTGGCGACTATGATCAGACTGTCTCCGATGTGCGTGGTCAACTCAAAGACTTCAGAGATGAAAACCCGATGACCGCATTGGCGGCAGAGATCGGTGGTGGGCTAGTAACAGGCGGTTTAGGCGGCGCTAGAGCCGCAGGGACGGCGGTTGGACGCAAGGTGCTAGAGAAGGCAGGCACAACAGGTTTTGCGGCTGGCATTGGCGCTACAGAGGGCGCTATCGCAGGCATCGGATCAGGTGAAGATGCCGCAAGCAGGGCGGCTGGTGGCTTGGTTGGTTTAGGTCTTGGCGGCGGTTTGGGTGCGGCTGCACCAGCGGCTATCGGTGCGGTAAAATCAGGCGTCAATCGGCTGCGCTCCGGCGTGAGTGAGAAGGCGGCGCAGAACACAGCCGACCTCAAAGCTCTCCAAGCATTAGAAGAAGCAAACACCACACCAGAGGCGGTTCAGACTGCTTTGAATGAGCAGGCATCGATGGGTGTTGCGGACGCAATGATCCCAGACGTTGCAGGCGAAGCGACCCGCAGATTGGCGCGGGGCGCAACCACAGTCTCTGGCGAAGGCGGTGACATCGCGACAAAGGCGCTTGATGAGCGTGCGGCAAATCTTGGCGATGAGATTGCAAATGATGTCGGTAGCATCTTGGGCGGCAACAAAAGCGCGGCTGAAGCGCTTGATGAGATTGCAACCCGCCAGTCAGCCAATGCTGGGAGCGACTATGATGCGGCGTTTAACGTTGACGGCGCACCAGTGACGGTTGAAGTCACAGACGATTTAAAGCGGTTGTTTAGCCTACCAGCATTTGACGAGGCGGTTGAGCAAGCACGCAACCTCGCCAAGTTTGACGGCGTTGATATGCCATCTGCGACACAACTTATTAAAGGCGAAAAGCTCGACAATCTGTCGCTGAAAGAGATGCACTATATCAAAATGGGGCTTGATGAGGTGATGGGGCTGGGTAAGCGCGGTCAGTCCAAGACATCAATCGGCAGAGGCGTTGAGCGTGGCCTCAAAGGCGCTCGCGCAGACTTTATCAAGATATTAGATGACGCTGCCCCAAAGGTTGACGGTGTCAGCACATATCAAACAGCACGCAACAAGTTTGCTGGCGATGCTAGGTTGCGCGAGGCGATTGAGGATGGTGAAGGCTTCTTCAAAATGAAGCCAGACGAGCTTGAAGGCAAAGTGCGCGGGATGTCCGACTCTGAAAAAGAGGCCTTTCGCATCGGCGTTGCCCAAGCGGTTCGCAACAGCGTTGACAGCACCGCAGACATGGCTGACGCAGGCCGCAAGATATTCGGCAACAAAAAACAGCGCAAATTATTGAAGTCTGCGTTTCCAGATGAGGCATCATTCAACCAGTTTGAGAAGCGGATGAAGGCACGCACAGAGCAGGTCAAGACCCGCGCAAGAACATCACCCAGTGCAGGAAGTCAGACAGCTTTGCGCCAACAGGACGCGGCAAACCTGACTGAGAGCGCAGATGCCTTGTCATCGATGCTGATGGGCAACCCACTCCCAGCCGCACGCAGCTTGGTAGGCCGCGTCACCGACAGGGCGACCACATCCGGCAAGGTTGGCAATGCACTATCTCGTGATTTGTTCAGCGTTGATCCGCAACAGCAAAAAGCATTTTTAGATCGTCTGATTGCTCGCAGGGCAGCAGAGCAGGCACGCATGGCGAGAGCGGGGCGTGCGTCAGGTTTGTATGGCGGCGGGGTCGGAACCTTCAGTGGCCTTTTGACAGGAGAATAATATGGCGAAAAACTCTGTGCGGGATTTTAGTTCAACCGCAGCTTCAAATACGGACATCCAGTCGATTGACATTGATGAGAATTGTGCCGCAAGTGGGATCAACAATGCGATCCGCGAGGTTATGGCTGACCTCAAAGACGTGTCGGTTGGTACGGTCGCTTTGGAAAGTCCCAAATTTGACAGCATTTTAGAT